CACTCAAGCTAAAAAGGGTGGAGCATTGGGAACGGGTGCTGCATTAAGAGGTTTTGGTAGAGGTTATAAAAAAGGTGGAACCATTTAGAGGAGATAAAGATTATGGCTACTATTAAGAGAATGACTGGTGGTGTTGGTCATGCTAAAAAAAGAAAAGGCACTAAAGTATCTAAAATTAATAAGGACCGAAAAGATTGGTATGATGCTCCAATGAAGGGTACTGCTGGCCCTTATAATCCTCGTAAGAAAAAGTATCGCAAAAAGCCCCCAACAGGTGCTGGTATGGACTTCCCTACTAAAAAGACTAAGTCAGGTAAAGGTCTAAAAAATATTAAATCTGGTGGTACAGTCAAGAAACAGGTTGGTGGTTTTCCAATGAGTCGTGTGGGATTGTCTCCTGCTGAAGAAACTAGGGCTGGTGTTTTACCTGAAAGGGAACGCCGCAGGTTTACTAAAACAGGTGGTACTGTAAAGCGTAAGGCTGGTGGTACTGTCAAGAAACAGGGTGGTGGTCTGACACAGGGTTATAATGCACGGCTGGATGAATCTCTAGGTGCTCGTAATCGTGGTGTTACTGGAAATCTTGCAGCTCGTAGAGCTGAGAGTGAAGGTATGGAACGTGCTCTTGGTCGTGGACCTTATTCTGGTGCGCGTACAATGGCGAAGAAGGGTGGTTCTGTAAGTCGCAAGAAGGGCGGTACTACTTCTCGTAAAGCTGGTGGTAAAATCATGGTTGGCTACAAGGCTGGCGGGAGAGTCTAGGAGATTAGATATGGCTATTAAGAATAGACCGGGAGTTATTAGAAGAAGTTCTTTTGACCCAGGTGGTGAATTTTTAGTATGGAATGGTCAAGGTTATACTTATGAAGATAGTAAGGCAGATGCTGTAGATACTGCAAAAGCAATATGGGGCCAAGGTATTACTATTCAAATGAGGGGAGCAGTAAAAGGTCACAAAAAAGGTGGAACAGTATCTCGTAGAGGTGGTGATAAGATAATGCAAGGTTATAAAGCTGGAGGGAGAGTCTAATGCCTATTTATGGAAATACCATATATCCTTATACCAAGGAAGGTTATAAGGAGTATAAGGAAGCACTGATTGCTGGAACTGGTAAACCTACTGGGCAGGGCTTTGGCGCTGCTCGTAAAGGACCATCCGTAGTAGGTCCAGAAACAGATGTTATCTGTGATTATGAACCCGGTAAAATCTACGAGTATAAAGACTGAGAATGCCTCTTCAAAAAGGCTCTTCTCAAAAAACTATAAGTGATAATATCAAGAAACTGTTAGAGGAAGGTTATCCTCAGAAGCAGGCGGTTGCAATTGCTCTGGAAAATGCACGGGATACTGCTCGTGCTAAACGTAAAAAACGAAAGAAGCGTAGATAATGGCTGTTTCAGGTACATTTAACTTTAATCTGGACATAGACGAAGTTATACAGGAAGCTTCAGAAATGATAGGCGGTGAGCAACTTCTTGGTCACGAGCCTGCTTCTGCACGACGTTCCATTAATCTTATGCTCAAGGATTGGCAAAATCGTGGAATACTTCTCTGGACTACAGCAACTACAGCAGTTACTGTTGCTGCCAGTGTAACAAGTTATACATTAAGTGACCCCGTACTGGATGTTATGGAAGTGGTGATTAATCGTGATGATATAGATTTAGCCCCCACACGTATAACTTATGAAGAATATCTCCTCATTCCACGTAAGGGCCAGACCGGACGAGCCAGCCAGTATTCTATCAAGAGAGACCGGGACAATATTTCTATCTCACTTTGGCCTATTCCAGAGAATTCCACTGACCTCATAAAACTGGAAACTATCAGTGCGTTGGAAGATGTGGATAAATCGGCTATACAGAATGCTGATGTTCCCAAGAGATTTCTTCCTCCTCTTACTTGTGGATTGGCCTATTACATGTCAATGAAGCGTCCCGGTGTAGACCCGAATAGAATTGTTATGTTGAAACAAAACTATGAAGAAGTACTAGGAAGAGCCTTTACAGAAGACAGACAAAGGGCAAGTTTGTTCTTGTTGCCCAGACTAGGATATGTCTAAATGGCTAGTAATAAAAATGCATTAGCAATGTGTGATACATGTGGGTTTGTCTATCCACATAGAGTGATGCGTTTAAATAGTTATGGTATGTTGGTATGTCCTACTGATTTTGATGGAGCATTTGATTTAAAGAATAGTCCATTGAATAAAATACCTGATGTGCGGGATAACCCGAATATTAGAAATCCAAGACCGGATACAGGTGGTAGAACAGTTTACTGGAATACTGCTGTTACTAAATGGGAAAATACATTTTCAAGTTGGAATAACGCATGACCGATTTTACAGGCAAATTAATATCCAATACTTATAAACAGCTTCTTAAAGTTGCTGTTTCTACGAATGATGGTCTTGATTCGACAGTTCGTGTTATCGAAAGTGGAGATGGTACGGATTCACCATTACAATTATCTGATGATACTCTTAATATTAATGGTACATTCCAGTTATTGGGAGTGGCTGTTACTGTCAATGCTAACCAGTTAAATTTAGCAGGACAAGGAATTTTTACAAAAGTCTCTGCCAGTAGTGGTACATTCTTAGGAGCTGTTAGTGCAAATACTTATTATGGAGATGGTTCCAATCTTACAGGTGTGATAGCATCAGCGGAAACTGCTACCAATGTTAGTGGTGGTTACGCAGTTCTTACGTCTGCTCAAATATCTTCTAATATGTCTGTCACTGACTTTGTAGCAGATACAGGTAGTTTTACTACTAAAGTTTCTGGTGTAGCTGGAGAATTTAGCGGAACTGTTAGTGCAGCTACCTTTGATGGAGCTTTAACTGGCAATGTCACTGGAGATATAGATGGTGCTAGTGGTAGTTTTAGTACAGGAATAAGTACAACAGATTTAGTAGCTGTTACAGGAAGTTTTACAACGAAAGTTTCTGGTGTAGCTGGAGAATTTAGTGGTACTGTTTCAGCTGGTTATTTTACTGGAGATGGTTCTAATTTAACTAATTTACCTTCAGCATCAACTTCTGTTGCTTCCTTTACGGTTAATCAGTTAACTGTAGTAACAGTAGCCTCTATTGCTTCACTGAATGTAGATACGAATATACTTCTTAAAGCACAGGGAGATTTAAGATTTGGTGATGCTGATTCATCAAACTATGTAGCGTTTCAGGGAGATGGCACTATAGCCAGTAATATTACTTGGACTTTACCTAATGCTGATGGGGATGAAAATCAAAGTCTTATTACTGATGGTTCAGGAGCTTTATCTTGGGCTACAGGTGGAGGAGGTTATTTTAAGGGAGATAATGGAACAGTCGGGTCTTCGGCTGGTGATATTTTCCGTATTAATGAATTAGCCTTAGATGCCGATGTAACTATTACTGCTACAGAAAATGCCAGTGCAACTGGACCACTTTCCGTAGCTGCTGGGGTTACGCTTCAAGTTGATGGTACATTAGTAATTATTTGATAAAGGAAAGAAAAAGCAATGTCAACACTTAAAGCAGATACTCTAACAACCAAAAGTGATAATACTAATATTTCTATCACAGGGGCGGGAACTGGCAAAGTAGCGTTAGGAGATGGGACACTTATTTTTCCAGACGCTGATGGTAGTGCTAATCAGCCTATCATAACAAATGGTAGTGCTGCCTTATCCTTTGCTACGTTACCAATAGCTGGAGGAGGTACAGGAAGTACTTCTACTACTTATTGTGACTTAACAGCTAATGTTACAGGAACAATGCCAGTAGCTAACGGTGGTACAGGAGCTACTTCTACTACTTATTGTGACTTAACAGCTAATGTTACAGGAACAATGCCAGTAGCTAACGGTGGTACAGGAGCTACTACTTTAACGGCCAATTCAGCGTTGCTGGGAAATGGTACTTCAGCTTTACAGGCAATTGCTCCCGGTAGTAGTGGTAATGTACTAACCTCAGACGGTTCAACTTGGGCTTCTACAGCTGCTTCTGGTGGTGGTGCTTGGACACTTATAACTTCAACTGATGTGTCTGGAGACCCCGGTCCCTCAGAAATAGTATATACTGACCTTGATTCTACAGCTTATCAAAATTATATACTTGCATGGCAAGGTATTTCGAATAGTAGTGGAGCTGGGGCTATCACCCTACGTATATCCACAAACAACGGAACAAGTTACGACACGGGTGATAACTATCGTTGGTGGAGTACACATCAATCGGATATCAGTACAGCTTGGAACAAAGATTTTAGTAGTGGAGGGACTGACGTGATGAGAATAGGATGGGTTGACGGTGATACTGATGGGCGAGCACAAGGCTGGTGTTTCTTTACTGGAACTGAAGCCGGGTCGACTCCACTTTTTTCTTTAAAATGGCAAACAGGTTCGGTTGGTGGGGGTAATTTTTATACCGGCTACGGTCAAGGCTCATGGGAGGATACAAGCGCAATCAACGCTATTAAGGTTTATACAGCGGTGGCTTGGGATAAAGGGCGAATTACTCTATATGGACTAAGCTATAGTTAAGGAGAATTAAAAATGGGAAGATATCGTTTTGTTGATGGCGTTCGTGCTGAGTTTACCGCTGAAGAAGAGATTGCTCGTGATGCAGAGGAAGCAGCTTGGGTAGCAGGGGCGGTAGATAGAGCAGCAGCAGAAGTTCAGAGCAACCGTCGCACTGCCTATCAATCTGAAGCTGACCATCTGTACTTAGAAGAAGAACGTGGGGAAATTCCAGCAGGAACTTGGCTTTCCAAAGTTAATGAAATTAAAACTAGATATCCAAAATCGGAGTAAATAAAAATGGGAACACTTAGAGCGGATATAATCGAAGCCGCGACAACAAATAGCACCACCACAC